GTTTTGTTAAATCTTCTTTAGAAGCCATTAAATATCCATCGGTATTAATTGTTGGAATATGATTTTGTTCTACCCAATCCTCAATCGTTTTTTGTATCATATTCTTTTTTAGTTTTTAATCCGTAAATAATTAGTACATACCCGTTATTAAAACATATTATTGCTTAAAATTAAACCCACATTTACCACAGTATTCTCCATTATTTACGTTAGTTCTTATTAAAGGAGCGTCACACTTGCAGTAAAAAGTTTTATAACAACGCATATAATTATCCCGCATAGCATTTAAAATCATTGATTCAATTCGGTCATCATAAGGTATGTCGTTGTTGCTGTAACCATCCTCAGGTACATATAATAGCGTTATCTCTTTTGTTTTACTATCGTGTCTTATTTTCAACTACATATAAGTCGCTACTATTTCTAACACGGTATAACCGTAATTCCTCATCAGCGTACTCTTCCATAGCTTGTACTATACTAACAAGTCCTTGTCCTTTTATTTTAGATAACATTAAACTCCCTGCGTAATATCCTTTTTTCTTTAAAAATTCTTCTGGTGTCATATTTTATTTATTAAATTAGTTTTTTAATCCTACGTAATTACGGCTACACAACCACTTTATATGCAATAAAAATTACTTGTAGTATCTAAATTAATATTTACCAATAGCAATCTTAAAGCCTAAATCTTTTACACCTCATAATTAATACAAATATAATTAAAAATATTTAAAAATTAATCTTTTTTATTTTTTTTATAGAAAAGATGTAGATTTAGCAAGGGATTTAGGTATGTCTCCACAAGCTTTGTATAATAAGATTTCAGGAAGTATCTCCATGAGAACGATTAACGAACTAGCGGCGCACTTTAAAGTGGACATAAAAAAAATGTTTAAATAATATGAGAGCAATTTTAAATAGTATTACAGTCCCTGCAATAGATGTTGATTTAGAGGTTTACGACTACACCTCGGAAGGTACAGAATATCGTTACGATGGCTGTTTTGAAGATTTAGAAGTAGGTGGTGGTCATATGATAGCTTTTGATTTGTTAATTTCTGGAATGAAGCAAGACAAACAAATATCAAATATAAAGTTTTGGAAGAACGGGGAGGAAGAAATGACTTTAACGGGTGAGCAGTACGAAAAATTACACAACGATATAAAAAAATCAATAAACACCAACAAATAAGATGGAGGAACTAAAAGAAATTTTTGAGGGTTGGGGCGATATTTTCTCTAAAGAAAGTGAAAGACCTCATGTTGAAGATTATAGCAAAGAATTTTTAAAGCAAATAAATTAATTAAAACCATAAAAATGAATTACCTAACAATTGAAAACAAAGGATTGATTGAGCCAGAAGATTTATATCTAATCGGTTCTAGCACAAAAAGAGAAGACGAAACAAAAATCGGAATGTTCGGTTCTGGATGGAAATTTGCCATTGCTTGGCTTATGAGAAATGATTGCCTACCTGTTATTTACTCAGGAAACGAAAAGATTGAAATAGACTTTAAAGTGGTTCTTCACAGGAACACACCTGTCAAAGTAATCACCATAAACGGAAAAGAAACCTCTTTAACAAGTGAAATGGGGATGAAATGGAGCGGATGGATGGCGTTACGTGAAATAGTTTCTAATGCAATAGATGAAGGGGAGGATAAAATAAGCACGGTATGGAATCCCGAATCTTTTGAAGGTCAAGAAAAAAGGACAAGAATTTATATCCCAATGAACGACGAGTTGTCTATGGTTTTAAGGAACTATAACGATTATTTTTCTTTTGAGAGAAAGGCTTCTTTTGAAAATGAATACGGAAAAGTATTTGTGAAAAAAGAGTTGACTAATATGGTAATCTATAGGAAAGGTATTAGGTGTTTTGATTCAGAGAAATTAACTAAAACGGATTTTGATTTTTCTGAATTAGAGATAAACGAAAGTAGGTTGACATCTAGTTCTCAAATAAAAAGCGCAGTAAATAAACTTATATCGGCAGGTGTACCAACAACGCTATTAAGACACTTATTGCTTGATGATGAATTAATTGCATACATTCCATCATATTGCAACGAATCAATATTTGAATCATTAAAAGAGTTATTGGCTTCGGGAGAGGTTTTTACTTGTCCTTCGATGCAGGGTCTTGGTGGCTTATTCCTTACCTCAGATGCAACTCTTTGTATTCCTAATACATGGTATAAAAAACTTGCTGATTTGGGTCTTGTTGAAAACCCATTCTCTAAAATGTCAGGGAACGGTGCGCCTAAAAACTTCATAGAAACCAATAGTAGGAATATTGAGGGTGTTAAATATCTATTAGAGGGATTGAACTTTAAGTTTAACTATAGAACTGGTCTTTTTGATAACAACGTGTGTGTTTATGGAAGCGATGTTTACATAAACGATAAACAAGAGTGTGAAGACTTAGAATTAGCTTCTGATGTTCTTTACGCTGTATCAAAAAGAGAGTTTAGAAACCAAATGTCATAAAACCATAAACATGATACATAAAAGCCTAGTAAACGGAAAAGTATTTGCATCTAATAACAATGGTGTTATAGAGATACTTACCAAAGAAGAGAAAGAAAAAAAAGAATGGAAGGAAAAGGTAAAGGCGTTAACCCTTGCTGAGTTCCTTGAACTAAAATACTTCTAAATGAAAAATCAAAGAAGACCTAACCTAGTGGAATGGTTCGAGAAACACAGGGTTTCAGGAGATATTTGCTCTCTGGACTTTGCTACGACAAGAGCTGTTAGCGACGGCAGAGGCTGGAAAAACCTTAAAAAGCAGTTACAGAATTAACGGTAAGAAGGTTGCCGTATCTCAACCTTCAAAATTTATATTATTTATTATGGCTTTAGAAACAGTCGACACGAGCAAAATTTACCTAAGTATCGTAAAGGGTAATCTAGTACAGAAAGTCGAAGAAGGCGCAGAAGGCGCAAGAAAAAGGGTTTATGAAAAATCCGACGGATCATCCGGTGAGAAATGGGAACTGACCTATAAATCCGTATCAGGGTTTGTATCCAATCTTACTTTTAAAGAGTCGGATTTTGGAGAACAATTCGTAATCGAACTTACGGACGGTGAAGAAAAGTGTCAAATACAATTCCCGTCGGCAGGAAGTTACTTTGCGGATTTCGGTAAAAAAATATCAGACATCCATTTGGATTTACCGATTACCATTTACAACTGTACTTCAAGTATACCCTAAAGGCTACTGGTATGACGCATGGCTAAAAGATGTTGGAAGAAATGCGGATACTATAAGGAATGAAGCGGCAGAAAAAGGGAGCAATGTTCATAATGCGATTGAGCGCATACTTTTAGGAGGTGAGGAAAGATGGATAGTAGACGGAAAACAGATGTACACTTTGATAGAGTGGCAAATGATATGCAGGTTTATGGAGTTCCATTCAAAATACCTTAACCAAGGTGAACAGGTGGCGGCAGAGACGCAATTGTTTTCAAAATCAATGAAGTTAGGCGGTACTTGTGATTTGGTCACTAAAATAAACGGTGAAACATGGTTGATAGATTTTAAGACTTCTAATGGTCTACATAAGACCAACGAAATGCAACTAGCGGTGTACAAAAAAATGTGGGATGAAAAGAACAACCCGAAAATTGACCGTTACGGTGTGCTTTGGCTTAGTGCAGCCACAAGAACGGAGAAGGAATTCCAAGGTAAGGGATGGCAGTTAAAAGAGTTCACTTCTAAACATGACCACAACATAAACTAAAATAACATGAGAATAGCAATAGAAACGATATTAGAAGCGGTTTCAGAGCATTTTAATATAACACGTGTAGAACTATTTAAAAACACGAGAAAAAGAGACATAGTAGTTCCTAGACAAATCTTTTTTTATTTCTGCTGGAAACATTCTAAAGACTCTTTACGGAATATTGGGGAAACAGCTTTAGAGTATGGAAGAAAGACACCTTACGACCATGCAACGGTATTGCATGGAAAAAAAACAATAGAAGGACTATTGACATGGGATAAAAAACTGGAAAAAGAAATGGAAATTATAGAGCAAGATGTTTTTGCAAAGTATAAAAAATTACAGTTTGATAGCTTTTAAAAAGGCTAAAGCATCAAATGATTAGAAATATTGAGGTTAATTTACAGGCTATTTGAAAATAATGAAATTAAAAGAAAATAAATTTAAGATACTCAATTTGTATGCGTGTCTTGGGGGCAACAGGGCAAAATGGGACGAGGTAGCAGACAATTTAGAAGTTACTGCGGTTGAATTAAAACCAGAATTAGCGGAAATGTACCAAAAACGTTTCCCAAATGATAAAGTAGTAATTGCTGATGCTCATCAATATCTATTAGACCAATATAAAGAATACGATTTTATTTGGTCTTCTCCGCCTTGTCCAACACATAGCCGAATACAAACAAGCCTAAAAGAAAGAGACACTTTTAAACCTTGTTACCCAGATATGAAATTATATGAAGAAGTTATTTTTTTAGAACAATTTTTTAAAGGCAAATATTGTGTTGAAAACGTGATTCCTTATTATGATTTATTAATACCAGGACACAAAAGAGATAGACATATTTATTGGACTAATTTTAATTTACCAAATAAACTATCTACCAGAAGCGAAGGTATAGGCGGATTAAATGAACATAAGCGTTTAGAAAAATTTCATGACTTTAAATGTAAAGCTGGAATTGGCGGATATAGAGATGTGTTAAGAAATTTAGTTGACTATGAAGCAGGAAAAACAATACTAGAAACAGCTTTAGGGGTTATAAGAAATCAGAACGAAAAACAACTGGAAATGTTCTAAGACTTCTTAAAAAAATTCCTATAGTATTCCCTTACGCAAAGGTTTACCATATTGTTTTGAGAGCGCATATTATCAGCACACATTTCTGAAAGCATTTTTTCAATCTCAGGATCAAAACGAATGCTTTTCATTATAGGTTTTTTATCTACCATTGGGCAAATGTAACAATTAATAACTAAAATACTTAAAAGTGATATATATTAATATCATTATGATATATTTATTCACTATATTTGTATAACGCACCTTAAAGGGGGGAAGCGATTAAAAGCCAACCTCCTAAGGTGTATAAAATTAAATGTGCGAGGTGCGTAAAACTCGGACATGAATACTCCGAGAACATGATTAAAGAAGCTAAGATTACCATTTTTAAAGACCTTTATAAGTCTACCGATATTCCTTTTGTAAGACCACTTCATAAAATTGTCGAAAGGATTAAAGGCACAAAAAACGCAGCTTTAATAGAACGTATACGTAAGGCAGAGGATAAAGAAGAGTATTCTAGGCTTAAAAATACATTGCCAGCAATACTTTTTCAAGGGGTCTTTTCACAGCGTAACGACGATTCCTGTGTAGAACCTTCGGGACTTATGATAACGGACTATGATAAGTTTCCAGATAAAAAAGAATTAAAGAAAACACTTCATTCAATAGTCACTAACCCTACCACCGTCGTTGCTTTTATTTCCCCAGGGGGGAACGGTATAAAGGCACTTGTGAAAATACCTCCGTGTGATAAGGCGGACTATAAAAGATACTTTAAAGCTTATTTAGAAGAGTTTAAAAATGAATATTTCGATATATCAAACTCTAACATTTCCCGTGTTTGTTTTGATAGTTACGACCCTGATTGTTATGCGAACTATGAAGCTGAAACATATTGTCCCGAGTTAAAGGACGAAGGTTTTAAGGTGTCTGAAAAAGTTCCCGTTCTCCCCGTTAGTGGAGATTCTGAAATAGTTGAGCGTATAATGAAATGGAACTGGAACACGGACTTTATCGAAGGCGAAAGAAATCAATACGTTTTTAACCTTGCAAGTGCTTTTTGTGAATATGGGGTTTCAAAAGATTATGCGATAGGTTATATTGATAACAACGTTCGTTTCGGGTCTTTCTCGGAAAGAGAAATGAAAACTGCTATAGATAGCGCATACAAAAAAAGAAATTTCGACTCTAAATTTTTTGAGGATTATGACAAAAGAAATCAAATACAGAGCGATTTTAATAAACCAAAAGAAGATGTAATAAAGAAACATAATATTGACGAAGAAACCTACACAGAACTTCGTGGAGAGTATGAACATCAAGACTTTTGGTATTTTGAAGAAGATTCAAAAGGAAGAACTAAAGTTGTAATAGACCCGTTGAAATACAAATATTTCTTAGAAAGGAACGGGTTTAAAAAATATTTTCCCAATAGTAGTCAAAAACCTACTTGGGTACATATAAAGTCGAATAAAGTAGTAGAAACCTCAGTTGATAAAATTAAGGATTTCGTTCTTAATTATTTGATGGACAACGGAGAAGAGGATGTTTGGAGAAAGTGCGTTAATTATGGTAATCTTTTTTCTGAAAACTATCTAAATATGCTAGAGTCCGTTGAGTTAATGATGTTAAAGGATGAGAAAGATTGCTCGTTCTTAGCTTTTAAGAACGGTATACTTAAAATAGAGTCCAATGATTATGAGATAGTAGACTATATGGATGTTGATGGGTATATATGGGAGAACCACATTATAGACCGTGAATTTATACCTTCTGATGATGACGAGAATCAGTATAAAAAATTCATATCGAATATATCAGACAATAAACCCACGGCAATGGAATGCACTTTAGGTTATCTGTTGCACGGCTATAAAAACAAAATGAACAACAAAGCCGTAATCCTTAACGACGAAATAATTTCCGATAACCCCGAAGGAGGTACTGGGAAAGGTCTTTTAATACAAGGACTAAAGCAAGTTAGAAACGTTTCCATACTCGACGGAAAATCTTTCGATGATAAAAAGTCCTTCCCTTATCAAACAGTTTCCCCAGAAACAGAGGTTTTAGTATTCGATGACGTAAAAAAGAACTTCGACTTTGAAAGTAAGTTTTCCCTTGTTACCGAAGGTATAACATTAGAAAGAAAAAATAAAGATGCGATTAAGCTTTCCGTAGAGGAAAGCCCTAAACTGGTCATAAGTACTAATTACGCTATTAGAGGAGCGGGAAACAGCCATGATAGGCGTAGGCATGAGGTTGAGGTCGCACAATACTACTCAAAGGGATTAACGCCCTATATGGAATTTGACGGTCAATTGTTCGATGACTGGAGTCTCGAAGAGTTTAACAGGTTTGATAATTATATGGTCAACTGCATACAGTCATATTTAAAATTAGGACTTGTTCAAGGCCAAGCAAAGAACCTTGAAAAAAGAAAGTTCATTGCAGAAACATCTATGGAGTTTTTAGAGTGGGTTTCCGATAAAGACAATATTCCTATTAACATACGACTAGACAAGTCTGAAAAATTTACCCAATTCACAAACGAATATAAAGATTATGATAAATGGCTTAGAAGAAAGAATTTTAATATATGGATAGAGAAGTATTCAAGGTATAAGGGTTTTAAGTTTTCGGAAGGAAAATCAAACTCCCTTAGGTGGTTTATGATTTCCGATGGAGGTGAGGAAGTGGAACAGGGAGTTGATTTTTAATATTTGGGCAAAAACTACCCCTTCCCTATACTACCCCGTGTCAGAAAAAACAGTTTTAAAATAGAGGGGGGGGGTCTGAACCCTTCCATTTTCTGCCCAAAATGGCAAAAAACGCTCGAAAGCCCCGCAAACATTAAGAAAAAGTTGGGCAAAAAGTTGGGCAAAAAAAGGACAAAAGTGTCCAAAAACATAAAAAAATGAATTTAAGACCGTATCAAAGGGAGTTTATAAAGAATATTCGGCTTTCTATAAGAGAAGGGCATCGAAAAGTTATTGGGGTTCTCCCCACTGGAGGGGGTAAGACGTTCGTGTTTTCAAATATGGTCAAGTCCGCTTTTGATAGGGGTAGAAAATGCCTGATAATAACGGATAGGATAGAACTACTCACACAAGCAGGTGGGGCTTTACGTGTTTTAGGTTTAGAGCCTATCAAAATTCAAGCAGGTAAGAAACCCTATCTAGGAGGGTCTTTATATACCGCAATGGTAGAAACATTGGCGAGAAGGATCTCTATACGTAAGGATTATCAATATTGGCTTAATCAAATGGATGTGGTCATAATCGATGAATGCCACAAGAGAACCTTTACCAAGTTATTCCCATACATCAACCAGAACGCAAGGGTTATAGGTTTTACCGCAACCCCTGAACGAATGGGTAAAAAAGACCAGTTAGGAGAAACGTATTCAGACCTTATCGTAGGTGTTGAAATAGATTACCTAGTGAATGCAGGGTTTCTAGCTAAACCAAAATACTACGGAGTAAAGGCAGACCTTTCAGGGGTTCGCATGAAAGCAGGTGACTATAATCAAGATGAGGTAGCTTCCAGATTTTCAGAAACCAAACTTTATAAAGGTGTTGTTGAGAATTGGGAAGAAAAAACACCGAATACAAAAACATTGGTGTTCTCCTCTAATATTGCCAATAGTAAAGAATTAGTGAACGAGTTCTCTTTAAAAGGATATGAAGCGAAACATTTGGATGCTAAGATGACTAAAAATGAACGTGAGGACACCCTTAAATGGTTTTCCGCTACTTCTAACGGTATATTATGTAATGTGGGGATACTTACTACTGGATTTGATGAACCTACGATAGAAACAGTTATACTGTACCGTGCGACCAAATCTTTACCTCTTTACCTTCAAATGGTTGGAAGGGGTTCAAGAACTACCCCCAGTAAGTCGTCTTTTTCAATACTCGACTTTGGTAATAATATAGCTACACATGGCTTCTGGCACTTAAAAAGAGAATGGGATATATCTATAAAAGAGAATAGAACTAAAACTTTAGGTGAAGCAGTCCTAAAAAACTGTCCTGAGTGTGGAGCGTTCATTTCAGCTTCTGCCGTGGTCTGTTCCGAGTGTGGTTTTGTAGATGTAAAAGAGAAAAAAGAGCAAGAGTTCGCAAAACTGGAACTACTAGACCCCCGTGTGGTGTGGAATCAATCGGAGTCATCAAGCTTAGAGGAGAAGGTTGAGTTATGTAAAAGAAAACTTATAAAACCTTACCGAGTAATACATAACCTTACCGATTACAATGATGTAAAAAGGTTTATTTCCCTTATGGGTTATTCTCCTTACTGGATGCAGATGAACTATGAGCGTTTTTGGTGGGCGGATAAGTTTTTAAACGAGATAGATAACGGCAAGAAAGTAGTAAAAATATTAGAAAAAGTATGAGTTTAAATATATCTGAAGACAGGTTACAGCAAAACATCTTTTGTTATCATTGGAACAACTACCCAAAAGAGAGAGGTTTATTGTTTTGTGTATTTAACAACCCTAAGAACAAAATACAGGGAGCGCAATTAAAAAGTAAAGGAATGATGAAAGGGGTTTCAGACCTGATTTATCTAAAACCAGGAGGTAAGCCTTTATTACTGGAATTAAAAACAGATATAGGAAGACAATCAAAAGCCCAAAAAGATTGGCAGGATTCGGTTACGGTTGCTGGATACGATTATTACGTAATACGAACGCTTGAAGAAGCAAAAAAAATATGCGGATGGCAAACTACCCACCAGAAGAATTAATATTCACCCGTAAATCAGGAGTGAGATATTTACACATAGGAAGGGAGGTAGGTTCTTATCCCGAGTTTCGGACTACGGATTATATAAAAAGCCTATCAACTGGTAAAATAAAAAAAATGCCAGAATCGGAATTAATAATATTTAAAAACGGATAAACTAAATAATATGGTAATCACAATTCAAGGAACAGAAGGAGAAGGAAAAACAATGTTAGCGAAAAAATATGCCAACGTAAGAAATCATTTTTTACAGAAGAAAGCTCCCTGTATTCAAAATTTTGGACTAGCCATGGATAGATGAAAACTACCCTTCAATGAAAGAAGATGAAAACTGCTTAACAGAACTAGACTATTTTGATATGGATAGATTTTCTGAATGGCTAGTTAAAAAATTAAAAGCGGAGCAACACGTCCCGCAAGGCAATTGAACTGAACCTTTTGGCTATCAAATGTGCGACAATAAAGCTACTAATTAAGAAAATAGACAAAAACTTAAATAAGGATAAGCCTTAATAAATATAAACCTAAAGAAGTATTAATTATATACTTTGTTCTTGAATGTAAAAATCTTTAAAGTTTGTTGAAATGAAAAACAAAAAACAATTTTTTATATACGATATTATGCGTAGTAATTTAGCCTTGCTTTGGTGGGGATGGACTACAGTTTGGGGTATTATAGGAATAATTTTAGGATGTGTAAAACTTTGGAATTATTACGCCTAACGCTTAGACTATGACCTGTGCGACAAACACGCACGAACAAAACAAATATTAACAAGCCCTTTTTTTAAGTAGGATAATTACAAAGAATATGAATTTTGATTCAAAATTAAAAGAGATTTGCAAATCTGCTTTTTATGCAGGCGCAAACTCTAGGTTAAATAAACTAAATCTCAATTTTGAGGAATGGTTTGAAATGAAAAAATCAAAAGCGTTGGCAAAAGAAAAAGCAGGTACACACAAACCATCTGAACAGCCCAACACCTAATATATGAATACAGTTTATTTTCAACCAGAAGGTATAAGACAAAAATATTGTGAAGTAGGTATGATTTCAGAAACCGACCCTGAATATATTTGGTATTTAGATGAACCTTGCAAAATATTGATTAGTGAGGTAAAAATAATACCTAAAGAAAAAGTGATTTACAATAAGAAACAAAGACTATATATTGTTAAGGATGCATGATGCACTACAACGTTAAAGGCTATGATTAGTGGCTGATAATAAGCCGAAAAGATTGAATTATTAACAGACCCTTTTTATTCTTTTTTTTGAGCGTTGGCAAATTGCGTAGCAAAACTCGTTACAAACGTTAAATTTAAGTATAAACTTAAAATAAATTAAAAAACACTAGGTTATTATTAAGTATATACTTATATTTGTATAAGAAATAAAACATAAACATTATGAAAGAGTTATTTAGTTTAGTAGCGGTTAGATTAGTAGAAAATAAATTATCTGAAGAGTCTATTTTAATATGCGGGTCTATTTTAAAAGAAGCTTTTGTTAAAGAAGGATTTACTAGAGTATTAGCTAATGAATTTGCTATTGATTCTCTTAAAATAATATTAAAAACTTTAAATAAAATATAACGTTATGAAGCCATATATAAATTTTGCTTTATTGGTAAATGAAAATGATATTTATCCTGTAACATATACTTTTTATAGAGATAAAAAAATAATTGAAAACACAACCTTAAAAGGTGGTGACTTAACAGAAAATCAAATTAAGATTTTATTTTTTTCTGGCCAATTAAAAAGAAAACCAACACAAGAAGAAATAGATAGTTACTTACTATCTGTTAATTTAAAGGAAATGAAAAAAGCACTTAATTTATCTCAAAAAGATATTGCTGATTTTTTCGATATGACTTACGGTGCATTTGCTAATAGTAGTGCAAAAGAAAGATACGAACGTGCGTTATGCCGATTCTATGAGTGCGTACTTCTTGGTGGCAAAAAAAATAAAACAAAAAACTTAACAGACACAGACCATCGAATTAATGACGAACCTTAGCCATTAATTTTATACTTAACGTTTCAGTATAACAAGAGTGCCTGCCCCACGCAATGACTTTTGATATATTCCGGAATTAATATTTTTTTAAAAGCGTTGGCAAATGGCGTAGCCAAATCCGCTATAAATGTTAAAAAAACGTGCATTTCATCGAAAAAGTAATTATATACGTATTTTTATTTGGTAGATAGTAAGTATATACTTATATTTACACCAGTAATAACAATAAAGATAAATAATATGACACTTACAAACGAAATGACACCAGAACAAAGATTAGATGTTTTATTTGCTAATGAGGAAACTATAAAGGCAAGTGCCGGAGCTTACGGACAAACAGGAGAAAGTATCTTCAATGCTTTAGCTGATACGGTAACTACAAGAGAATTTGAATTTGATTTCTTAATGGCTGGAAAAACTTGTCTTTGGGAAGCTATCGAAATCGCTGCTGAAAGAATAGAAGCGAATGAAAATCCTAATTATTATGTAGGTAATGGAATGATTGGTCACGCACAAGCTCAAACATATTTTGAAGAGCAAAGAGCTTTACAAATGGCTGTTTACTCAAGAAAATTTAACTAATAAATATTAACTCTTAAAAAATCAAAATTATGAAAACTAAAAACGAAAATTACACAATTGTTATCAAAAAAACAGACAGACACTATGACACCAATGACGAAAGGTTTTATGAAAGCAATTGGGAGCGAACGAAAGACAGCAAAGAATATCTTGAAGGACTTATTAAAAACTATCCAGATAAGTTTGAAAACTGCATAATAGAAGAAAACTAATATGTCAACTATTCAAGAAGTCAAAAAAGAGCTTGGTATATCTGATGCGGATATTGCCGAGTTCTTTGACTATAAAAACGACATAAGTTATAGAAATAGCACTCGTAAGCCGTGCATCGACAAAGGCATCATTTCTATTTACAAACTTGCTAAAAAAAGCGTTGGCGAAAAAAATATGGTGGAGTAGTCACAAGCCACCGATGAAAATACACCTACCTAAAGGCATTCTTGTTATACCGTGTTGTGGGTAGTGGCGCACCTAAAGCGTATGAGTGAGTAAC